GGAGCGGGAGGTGCGGAAGTTCCTGCGCAACCTCAGCCCTGACCACGCACACCGGGTCGCCGCGGTGATGGTCTACGAGTGGGCCACCGGAATCCGCCTGGCCGATCTGCAGGAGGCCGGCGGCTCTGCCACCCGCGAGCTCAGGATGCTGAACAAGATCCTGCGCTTCTACTTCGGCAAGAGCTACATGACCTACATCGCCGGGCGGAAGGTGTCCAACGCCTACCGGGTGCGCGAGGGGTACTACATCCGCCGGCACCGGCCGATGACGCTCACGCTGTGGGCGGAGTACCAGGAAGGGACGCTCTACCCGTGACGAGACAGGGAATCGTACGCACTGATCCGGACGGCACCAGGCACTACGCCTCTGGCCACACCTACAAGCCGAAGCCGGTCTCCGAGCGGAAGTACAGGATCCGGAAGCCGAGCAACCCTCGGGCTGTGCACTTCATGGGTGAGTGGTACGAGCCATTGCCGGTGCTGATCGACAGTCTGCGCTCGATGCCGGACACCCGGCCGGACGTCCTGTTCATCACGCACCGCTTCATGTGCCAGTGCCGCAGGTGCCAGGTGCCGGGGATCCTCCGACAGAAGCGGCGGCTGGCTGGCCTGAATCCTCAGACCGCACCAGCCGCCGCGGAGTACATGCCGCACGACCTGTTCAGATACGAAGGGTTGCCTCATCCTCACGATCGAGAAGCTCCTCGTCCGTGAGGGCGCCGCCCTCGAGACGCTGGAAGATCTGCTCGATCGAGTCGAGGTCCTTGGCCATGACAGCCTGGAGTAGGAGGGTGGCAGCCGTGACGTCGAGCATGTCACGGCTCTCCTTCCACACCATCTGCACCGTGCCCCAGCGCTGATTCCACAGCCACCGGATCCGGGTGTCCAGGCTGTGCTGGTGCTCTTTGGGCACCTGCTTGCGGTACTTCCGCTGCTCGATGGGGACCAGGCTCACCGTGCCACCGCCGAGCTCAGGAACATCCCGATCGTGATGCCGGCCGCCAGAGCAGCCACCGCCCAGAAAAATTTTTCTCGCGTCATCCCAGCTCTCCCTGCGTCAGGTCGATGAAGTTGATCGACTCCTTGGTCTTGACCGCCGGCTGCGTCCCGGCCTTGCGCTTGCCTCCCAGCCTGTCGAGGATCAGCTTCCGCGCCCGGTTCGACCGCGCCAGGGATCCGCGCACCTTGGCGTCTGGCTTGTTGGCGATGTCGAACAGCGTGCGGGCGATGAGCTCATGGGCCGGGACCTCGATGATCTCATCGGTCAGCATGACCGGGTAGTCAGCTACCCGCTGCAGCGACTGTCGTACGGTCACCTGCGCCATACCCCACTCCAATCTTCCGTGTAGCTGGTGCTCGCGTTGGCGCCCGGCGTGCTGTCGTCGAACAGCGTGCTGCCAAAGAAGTCCAGCTCCTTGGTGGCCTGCACCGTGTAGCGCAGGGCGTCCATCATGTGCGAGTGCTTGTCGTGGAGCGGCTTGTTGCTCCACTCCTGCAGCTTGTTGTTGAACTCGTACTTGTAGTTCTCGATGCACTCCGCCAGCCACTGGCAGTACTCCGAGTGGATGATCGTGTTGTAGAGAGCGAGCCGGGTCTGCTGGATGTCGGTGATCAGGGAGAAGTCGCCCTGCCTCGAGCCGGGGATCTGGTAGACCTTGTTGCTCTTCGCGAGCACCGCGACGTTGGGGAACTTCTGCCGCATCATGTCGGCCGGCGTGGTGTTCACGGCCTTCTCGTGGTGGTCTCCGTCCCACGGCAGGATGATCTTCTCCAGCCGGTTGAACCACGGGCGCAGCCGGAGGTCGTCGACGTACTCCGGCAGGGCCTTCCCGTGACCCTCGCCGCAGTCGTAGAGGAACAGCCGCCCGTGGAACCACTGCCACGCGACCCAGGCTGTGGCGTCGCTGTGCATGCCGGAGGAGCCGATGTCGAAGGTGACGTAGACCGGATGGCCGGTGTCGAGGTTGAACTGAGTCATCCGGCCCTCGGCCATCAGCTTCATGTACGCCTCGCCGTAGACGGCGGCCGCGTCCATCTCCTCGAAGGAGCAGTAGTACTCCTGCTCGAACATCCGGTCGTTGCCGAACCTACGACGGTAGGCGTCTCGGTCCTGCTCGAGCTGAGCCTCGGAGCGTACGGCGGGGAGCCCCTCCCTGCGCATCATCTCGTTAAGATCGTCGATCGTACGGACGATGTACTTGAAGTCGGGGCTGCCCTCGAAGGACTGGATCAGCTGCCACAGCGGATTCTTCCGCTTCCCTCGTGGGGTGCTGGCGACGAGGAGGCGCTTCTCCTCGAGCTCGTTGGAGAGGATCGGCTGCAGACGGGGCAGCGGGTCCTCTCTGGTGAAGAGCGCGAGCTCGGTGAAGGCGTAGTCCTGGAAGGCGGTGCCGACACCGTTCTTGTCCTGGCCGGACTGGAAGTACCCCTGGAGCTTCAGCCGGCTGCCGTTGTTGAACCGGCCCTCCATCGTCGCCTGCTTCCAGTCGACGAGGTTCGCAGGCACGTTGTCCTGCAGCGCATTGATGTAGAGACCCGTGTCGGGATCGAGGTAGGTCTTGTCCCAAAGGATGTCCCGGATCATCGGGTTGTTCAGGGAGATGTAGACGCCGGTCGTCTTCGGGATCTTGAGCCGGCGATCGCACATCTCCATGGACATGGCGACGTCCTTCCCGCTCTGCCGGGGGAAGATCGCAGCGCCCATGCGGTACTTGGACCACATCTCGTGCAGCTCGCGCTGGTAGGGCCGCGGTCGGTAGTGCTGCGGGAAGGTCGTCGCCATGAATCAGATCCTCAGGTCAGGCAGACCGAGCGTCCCGAACAGGGCAGAGAAGTCCTCGGTGGTCGAGGAGTCGCCGGCCTTGCTGGGGATGCCCTCCTGCGGGGCGTTCGGGTCGGTGAACTGACCCTGGGTGTTGCGAGCCTGCTCCGCTGCGCGCTGCTGCTGAGGCGTGGGCTGGGCCGCAGGAGCCACAGGCGCCGGCGTGGCGGCCTTTTGGCGCTCTGCGGTGACCTGGGCCCGGAGCTGCTCGATGAGGGGCTGTACGGGGACTGTGTAGCCCTGGAGCTTCCCCTCCTCGGTGCGCAGCTCGTACGGCTCGGCGAGCTTGGTGAAGCGGTTGGCCAGCTCGAGGTCGAACCCCTTCGTCCCCGGGATGAGGTCGAGGTTCTTCTGGAACAGCTCGATCGAGGAGTTGATGGTGGTGAGGTAGTCCGAGCTCTCGTCCATGGACTGCTGAGCCTTGGCCTGGACCTCCTTCACCAGCACCGACTTCACGGCCTCCTGCCACTCCTTCGCATCCTCGGACGTACGCAGGGTCTCCATCCCGTCACCGGTGATCGAGGGGACCTGCACACCGACCAGGAGACGGGGGTGCTGCTCGAGAGCCTCGAAGTACTTCGCGTGCTCCTTCTGCACCTCCTCGAGCGCAGCAGACTGGTACGACTGCTGCACCCGCTCCTCGAAGGCGACGCTCAGCTTGCCGATCTCGGGAACGACGGCGGCTGCTTCGGCAGTCCAAGCATCCGGGAGATCTCCTCCCGGGGCGCCGGCTGCAGGCTGCGCAGGATCTCCAGCAGGAGCTCCCGTACCTCTTCCGGCGGCCGCGTCTCCAGCCCCTGCTGCAGGAGCAGCAGATCCTGCCGGGTCTGCTCCAGCACCCGGTTCTGCAGCTGGAGCTCCTGCAGGATCGGCTGCAGGTGCTGCACCCACAGCGGGTTCAGCAGCAGGGCTGCCCTCTCCTGCCGCAGGCGGAACCGCCGCTCCAGCCTCGCCCGGCGGCGTTGCGTCCACCTCTGGCGCCAGAGCTTCCATGAGAGCGCCGAACGCAGCGTCGCCCGCGGGGAGCGTGATGCTGTCGGGCTCGGGAGTCTGCTCACTCATCAGCCCTCCTGACCTGCGCGGAGCTCGTTCAGCTCCTCAGCGAGGATGGCCTGGTCCGACTCGGTGAACTCGAAGCGGATGTTGTCGAGGTACTGGGTCAGCCCGGTCTCCCCGAAGAACATGCCGTGGACCTCCGAGA